TCTTCCCACGGCGGGACTTTTACGACCGCACCTCTATGCTTAAACCCTACAAAAGAAGGTTCATTCTCAGCCCACGTCTCGAGTTCAAACGATTTATTGTTAACATCGATAAATTTTCTACCTTCAGATATCATCTTCCGGTTTACTCTATCAAGAATAGAATCTACGTGAAACCTAATATTCTTATCATGGTCTGTTTCGGAGTGATTAGAAACTCCTAAAGCAGCACCGATAGTGCTATTGTAACGCGATTCTTGTAAGTGCGGAGCCTCAGTCGCAATCATATAATAAATCAGGCGAGGAAGATAAGACTCCCAACACTCAACTAAACTATCCACAGGGTTAAATGTATTTCCTGGGAATATCAGGGTCATAGCATCACTTAAGCATTGTCTAGTACCTTTGGACTTATAAAGGAATACAGCTTTTCTTAACTGAGCTCGCCAGCGTTCGACGTCACCAGAAATAAACTTCCACCCAATTAAAGCTCCAAGATAAGAGAGAAATTCAGGTGGGCATTTTTCAATATCAACAAGAGAATCTAATTCTTCTACCACTGAATCTACATCATAAAACCCAAAACTTACAGCCTGCAAAAATTTAAAAAACGGACCAGCCGCTTCTATTTTTTCAGGAGGGTTAGAACCTCCAAAATACAAATCAAACGCATCCTTTAGTTCAGTCGAACCATCATCGTGTTTATTGTACCAAATACCAAGCAAGGTCTTTAGCCCGTCCAGTAATTGGGTTCCGGAAGCGTAAGTTAAGGACGATACCCCAGACGTGCCAAAGCCAGTAGCTGACATAGACATGTTAAAGTCCGTAGGGAGATAAGATTTGGGAGGGCTAAAAGTTGGACCTATGCCAGAGAAAACCTTTGGGTACTCCCTATTCCGCCAGATATACTCAAACAAACCTTGAACGCCATCTTTAGTTGTTAGGATTTTTCCTAAATAGGACCCACTAACAAGCATATCTCTAACAATGGAAGAAGGTGTGGTTACCGCGTCTAAAGAATTGATAGTTGTTACATTTGCTGGAGGGTATCCACCAGCCGACGTATTTAACATATACACCCACGGAAGGTTAGACATAAAATAGTCATGAACACCCTTTCTGGTTGTTACGGAAGATACTTGCCCGGAAAATCCTTGAATGAATGTGTCAGAAATTCGGTTTAGTTCTATGTTGGGCAGCAAAGTCCCAGAAACAAAATTTCTAAACGAATCAATTGTCTTAAAATCTTTAAACCCTTTCCCTAAAGGTTTGAGGAGTTTGTGCTCTATCTCAAAAGGTCTGATTTCTGTATCAGGACCTTGGTGCAGCATTTTAAGCCTTAAAGATGATGGAGCTTCCCCACTTACTGGCAAAATATTAGGAAGGTCATTTGCAACCTTTAGAAGCTTACCTAAAAGTTGGTATAAAACCTGATTTTCAGTACCGTATATGGAAATTTCACTATCAGTGTATAACTCAGGAGTTATAGACTTGATTGTTTCAATATAATTGTGTTGAAATCTTGATTTAGACGTTCCAACGTTTCCGATACCAGTTTTTACCATTATACGTACTCGACATTTATCTCTGCATTGTTAAGTTGAAGAATCTCATTAAAATTCAATCTAATGTCTTCATTTAGGTTATCAACTTTAGAAAATCTAATTTCAGAAATTTCGTACAAAGCTCTATTTAATCGACTTAGTTCGAACCTTTCACCAAACTCCCGGTTAGCAACATTAAAATATGAAAGAATTTTTGCATTAGCTTTTCTCTTAATATCTTCTTCAAATCTTTCTGCGGACTTATCAACAAACACGGTAACAACTAAATCTAAAGTTCTTACTAAGCCATCTACAATAGTAATCTCATCGGTTAGCATTTTAACAGAATTAAGCTTACTGAGAAGTTCTTGCTTATACACGATAGAAGAACGTTCCACTTGTCTATCAGATGCTTTACTTACAACATAAACATCAATCATATTTGCTCCAGCCCCAGAATCCCTCAAAACAGAAATACCTTTTCCGGCTTGCCCTGCAGTCGAGATAAAGTTGTTAATGTATGTCGTATAATCTTCTCCAGTAACAGCCCTATACTGAGTTTTAAACGTGTAAGGAGCATACCTCTTTGCATGGTCTACCGTTTCTGCATTAAACCCTCCAGTAGCTCGAGTAATATTTTGAATGCTTGCCGTAACAATCCCATCATCAGAATGAGTTGCTGGAAATGAGACGTTAATGTAATTTGATGGGATGTTGCCTCGTTCGCCCCCACCAACTCTGTACAGTACGCGATATGCTTGATTTGATACTGGAGCTTTACCTCTCGCACCATCTCCAAAAACTAAAGTCGCTGCGTAATTTGAATCATAAACTTTTTGAAAGACTTTGTCTGTGGCTCCTGACGCCAAATACACATTTTCTATTTCGTGGTAGATTGTGCCATCATCTGCCGATACAACTAAGCTCCCTTCCACTACTCCAGAATCGGTAATTGAAATTGTTTTTATGCTTTGAGTATCCTCAAAAGTTCCAGTAGTCTCTTTTATTTCACCCTCCAACAAAATAACATTATTGAATAGTAATTTGGATGAATCCACCGTCTCTTCGTCTTGAAGAATAATATCTCTAGCTTCTAAATCTACCTTACCAGTATCTGTATCGTATTTATAAATTGTATAACTGAGAGGCTCGCTATCTTTATTACTAGGGATAGAAAAGGTTCTGTTTCCAAACAAAACGGTCAAAGTGTCATTAGACTCGTTTAAAGCATTCGGTGAAGTTAACATAGCAGTTGCTCTACTACTAGTTGGTCCTTTTAAAGAAACTCCAATTAGCTGAAGCAACTTTCGCAAATTATTAGTACTTTTTACAGTAGGAAGGTAAAGCTCATTGGCTGTCATATCAGCTTTTAGTGATAGTGTTGCAGCTAAGTAAGAGAACATTTCCATCATCATAATACCTAAATCAGACTCGATAAAGTTGTTGTAGTCTAAAGGGTAAACTGCTCTTAAATAGTTAGTAAGAGCTTGTCTATAATCATCAAAGTCTGCAACAGAATAGTCGATTAAATCCGCTTTGAGAGCGTCTGGGATGATTCCCAGTTTGATAAAATCACTTTCGACGGTGCCGTCAAAAGCGCTTGTATTATAAATTCCTTCAAGGGTTTGTGCCATTAAATAATAATCTCCAAAATTCGTTCTTGTAACGTATCACTTTTTAACGCTAACTTACACTGAACAAAAACTCGGTGATACCCTTCTTGTCCTTGTGTGTCATCAGTATGAACGTTTACACCTTTTACAACTACTCTAGGTTCATATCTTGTAATAGTCGCAATTATCTCTGATTCGATTCCTTCTTTAAAATTAAAATCTGCGGGCTCAAAAACAGCACGCCTTAAGCTGGTCCCAAAATCTGGTCTCATAACTCGCTCGCCTCGATTGGTTAAAAGTAGCTGTTTGATGCCGTTAAGAATAGTTTCCATACCATCGGTTCGAGTAAAAAATCCCCCCGCCCCCAAAACTACAGGAAAGGCTACACCTTTAATTGCAGGTATTTTTGAGGATGTAAGGTATTCTACTCGTTCGTTAAATGTCATTATGTTGAGATATTTTTGAAGTATGCTTGTTGAGCGTCGTAATTGTCTACTACTTCACTAGTAGTTAGGGCTTTTCGATACATCTTAAAACTTCCAATAAAACCATCTAGCCCGCTTTGAGCGCGAGCTATATTACCACCAATGGATTTTGCATTAGTCGTAGAGTGGTACCCATAACCATATCCATGTTGACCAATTAATCCGTTTCCAGTGTACGTGGTAATATTGTACGTATCGTTAGTATTATAACCTAAAAATCCTGGGTCATTTCCTGCTATAGCGACTCCTTGTTGGTTGGACATACATTGAGAAACACTGTCAGTAAACCCACCACCTAGAATCCAGGGCGTAAACAAAACTCCCAAGTCAGTGTCACCACCCACCCTAGGTCCTATTTGTACGCCCGGATTATAACTACTCTCATAATAATTAGGAGAGCCAGCAGCTGGTAATGGTTTTGTTAAACTAGGAATATTTAAGGACTCTCCTTCAGGCAAATCGAATGAGGTGGAAAGGGCAGCCGATTTCAAAGATTCACCATCTAGGTATACAGTAACTAAATCCGAAACGTAATCAAAAACTACAGAGAAGTGACAGAATTGACCACTGCAGTCCAAAACATTTCTGGTAGCGGTAGTCGTGGTCACACTTGAGGCTACGTAGACTCCAAGCTCTGTGGGAGTTCCCGGTGCCGGTGTGTTTGAGTCAGTATTTTCTGCGATACAAACAGAGTGCCCGAACCTTCCGTTGTTGTCATTATTGGATACAGTCGGAGCGATAAAGAATTCGACACCGCTGGGGGCAGTGCTTCCACCTCTATCTCGCCATCCCATTATCATCCCATGTACTTTTGAAAAATCTGTGGTTTTTGTTGAATCTCCTAAAGCAATAGTACGTTTTGCGTTGATAAACGTTTGGGAACCTCCCCCAAAGCTGCCTGCCGGGGAATTAATAACATCCCCGCCGCTATTTTCGTTTGCAAGAACTATCTTGTATCGATGTGCATCAGATATGGAAGATAAATCAGGGACATGAGCCCAAAAATCAAACGTAAACCCTCCACCTAAGCCAGTATCTTTGTTTAATTGGTTGTCTAAAGTAAGAGAATTTAGCGTATTATTAGTATTCGGGATTCTAACGTAAGAGCCCCCGGAAGCTGTTTTGTCTAATCCACTAGGATTGTATGAGGCTCCTTGAAGCCTCGGAATTGAAACTCCAGAAGGAAACACATAATCAATACTTGACCCTACAAGCTGACCTTCTAGAGAACCGTAAAGGTCAGGAGCATAGTTAGTAACATTGTTTTCCATAGAACTCGCTTCAACAACTTTAGGTGAAACGAAATTGTAATTTAAAATTAATCCGTCAGTAACTACCGACTCATTAAGTGATTTAATAAAACTTCCTGTCCCTGAAACTCCTTGACCCCCAGACGAATCTTGTACCTGAACAAAATCATTTGGAGCGATACTTTCTACTTCAAAACTATTTAAAACGGAGAATGGTTGCGCTTGTGAAATATGGAAGGTTGGTCTAATAGGAAGAATAGAATCTTCCAAATCCTCCGAAACAATAATAATATCTTTTTGCTCTCTCAATGATACACTTTGCCCGGAACCTCTTAAATAAGAAAAATCATTAATAGGAATTCTATCTAAAATCTTATACACAAACTCTTCTACCGTTCCCTTTTTTTGAACGATAATATTAGAACCTAATCCAGTTTCAAACTTATCAGCCCCAAAATAAGCGTCTCCATTTGAGTCTGTTAGCTGAAACATATGCCCGCCATACGCACCAACTAACTCTAGCTGTTTCCTCCTCCTCCTTATTTTACCGTCATACGCAGCAGCGATTGCAGCGACACTCCCAAAATAATTATTAGCAAGCGCGGTCTCCCCATCAGCTCGAAGCTCTTCAATATGACCAGAAACAATACTAATCTGGCGAAGTTTGTCCGTCTCAAACGATTTAAGTACATCATCCAGCGAGAACAACTTTTTAATTGTATCGTTCGTAATCTCATGCTTTTTTGAAAATATTGAAGTAGACAAATCATCAGCTTCAAAATCTCCA